AGTGAGGGAGGTTGGTCGGATAACCCAGCCGATCCAGGTGGCGCTACGATGAAAGGTATAACCCTTAGCGTTTATCGTGAATGGAAACGTAATCCACATATAACAAAAGAAGAACTAAGGGTAATCCCTGATGAAGAAGTGTATACTTTATACAAACAACTTTATTGGGATAAGGTACACGCTGATGACTTGCCTTCTGGTATTGATTACGCCGTATTTGATTCTGCTGTCAATATGGGTGTGGGCAGGGCTGCTAAACTCTTGCAAGAAGCCGTTGGAGTTACTGCTGACGGCGTTATTGGGCAAGGAACGATACAAGCGGTTGAAAAGACGAATACACGTTCTCTTTTAGAAAACTTTAGTGCAGAGAAAACAGAGTTCTATCAATCATTAAATACTTTTGACACATTCGGTAAAGGTTGGTTAAATAGAGTTGCTGAAGTTAAAACTATATCGGAGAGCATGATTGGATAATTATCATTGGGTTCTAGGATGTTCAGGAGCGTCAAGTGGCAGATAAGCCTAATCTCTCAGTTGGTCGAGGAGAAAAGCAATCCGTTGCTTCTGGTGGCGGTTTGACCGCCAAAGGGAGAAAGAAATATAACCGAGCAACAGGCAGCAACCTAAAAGCACCGCAGAAATCAGGACCAAGACATAAATCATTTTGCGCAAGATCCAAACATTGGAAAGGTGAGCGCGGTAAAGCTGCTAGAAGAAGATGGGGGTGTAGATGAAACCAGGACTATATGCCAATATTCATAAAAAGAGAGAGCGCATCCGCAAAGGATCTGGCGAGAAGATGAGAAAGCCTGGCGCACCAGGCGCTCCCACCGCATCAGCATTTCGTAAAGCAAAGAGAACAGCAAAAAAACGTGGCAGAAGATAGTCATTATAAATCTCTATTAAAAGCTGTTACATGGAGAATTACAGGAAGTGTTGATACATTTATTCTATCTTGGATAATTACAGGACACGCTCAATTAGCCTTTAGTATTGCTTTCTTAGAGTTGTTTACCAAGATTGCATTGTATTGGTTGCATGAACGTGTCTGGTTAAAAATTAAACTTTAAGGCGCAGCTAAAAGTTGACCTTCAAACATATAGCTTCCCATGTGGCCGAGAACCGCCCACGGAGCGCCATATACTTTACCGCCATGTTTGCGCCATGTATAACAGAAGTGATAGTCCTCAGAGAGTAATCTACCTGTTTCTGGTTCGATGCTCGTAGCAAAGAACTCTTTAATTTCCTCACGACCTTGCATGGTGTTACCGAGATCTTGTACATCGTTGTAATACATTGGTACAACATCGGATAACTGTTCAAAAACCGTACGTTTAATCAGTAAGAATCCAGTACCCGCATTAAAGATTTCTACGGGCTGATCAATCGGTACAGTCACTTCACCTGCATAACCCACCAAATTGACTACAAATGAACCTGTATGGTACTTTAAATGCTCGTTAGGCACACCATTATCCATTGCACGTTTAACCGTATCCCAATTGATTTCTTTCTTTGGATAGATGCCACCAATGACGTCTACGTCGGCTTCAATCATGCGTACAATGTCTTTGGCATCGAACCGAATGTCAGCATCAATAAACATCAGATGAGTACAATCAGAGCGTAAAAACGCTTTGGTAAGCGCATTTCTCGCGCGAGTAATCAAACTCTCATTAAACATAAATGAGTACGTTACATCAATGTTATGTTGGTTTAAAACAGGTGCGAGTTGTAATGCGGATTGGGTATAGTATCCAGCGCACATACCACCATACATGGGGGTGGCCACAAAGATTTTAACTTTGTTCGATGTGTTGGTATTTTGGGTATCGTCTTGCATATCGTTCAAACTCCTCTATTGGTAACAGTTTTTCGGGTGGTACTACACATTGATTGCCATAACCGAAATCTTTCATTTCGTGTATTTCAATAAATTTCTCTTTACTAATCATTCCTACTACATCTACTTCATAATCATTTACTACTTTGACTAATACGGCTACATCGGCTTTAAAGTGATCAATACTTTTAAATAACAAGTAATGCGCTTTGGTTGTTTTGACATCAATCGTATATCCTTGAAACTCTAAATCGTATCCAGCGTCTGGTCCAAGATAAAGATCAGTATTGACGGGTATATTTAACGTCAACGATACCGCCCATTCACCCATAAAACCTTCTTTGGTGAGTTCAAAATTATTTCTTTTTTGATCCACTTTGGTTTTATTGACGACGCCATTGTTTTGTTTAAACTCACAACGGTCGGCAGCTGCCCAAGCAATCTTATAAGTGTCAACGTCAGATAAATGAATGCGCATCAATGTCACCAGAACAAATGTTTAATGAGTTCCCGCCAAGAAAATTTTTTGGTTTTTCTGATTAACATTTCTTGCAAATACAGCATATCTTTATCTATTTCAATATATGGTTTAGGTTGGTAATTGATGCCAATCTTTACTTTACCTGTGTCGTACGGTGTCATTTCTCACTCGCTTTCTTAAACAACCGAAGTAACATTTCTTTTGCAAGTCGTTTATCATCAAATTTTTTATATGCGTTGTAAAGGTGTGAATCCGTCATGTCACTAATACAAATTGATGTACCATCTTTTGTCATCCATCTATCGCTAACAATGTTTTGATTATCAGGAATTCCCATACTTATTCCATTTTCATCAGCCCAACTCATTTCTCACTCGCTTTCTTTAGTATTGCTCTAGCAAAATCAATTGTGTATGCTTCATTCATCATTTCAGAATGATTTGGTGGGCATAAATCTAATATTTCCTCATCCGTTAGTTCACGCATTGGGTGAGCGTAAAGAGGAATGTCAGCCACATCAGTTTTTGTCAGGCTAACTCTTACATCCGTAAACTTTTGACCAATATGGTCAATCGCCAAAACAGAAATCCACGCTACTGGTTCATTCATTTCTCACTCCTACATTGTTTAATAATTTTCTTTGGTACATCAGGATGCCATCCACCGATGAGCATACGGCAATCGTATACAACTGGTTGATGTCTATAAAACTCAGTAAGAAAAATAATGTAAAAACATGGAAACAATCCTATAAATGCACTTACATAAAAAATTGTTTTCATGTTTATTTCTTTCTTTATTAAATGCCAGCAATCCAAACAGTTGGCTGGCGGCAACCCCTAACTCAGTTCATCAGAACACACATCTGGACTTGTGGAAAGAACATCGATCCAAACAGTACAACCACCACCTTTTTTTGCTTTACTACGTTTTACAAATAATTGTTGCACTTGCACATCATCATCAAAGATCCCCGCATCTTGGCAAGCATCAAGAATTGGTTTGACGCAATTATCAATGTCCATGAGTTGTTTAGATCTTGGATGTAACCAAATTTCAATTTCTAGTGGTTGACTGCCGAGTTTAGGAATTCTCCACTCTAAAACATAATCTGCGACGGCTTGCTTAAACTTGATGCCACGCTTACTGATATAGCGTCGGTGTCCAGACACCAACCAGTAAGCGTTGATGCTTGGTGGATAAGGCAAGCGCAACTGTATCAAAACGGTATATCTCCATCATCTTGACGCGTCACTTCTTTTGGCCCAACTTGACCTTCTGGTTTCCAAGTGTCCTCAGAAATGGAGATCAAGTTTCCTTTTGGTGTACGCTTAATCCAACCCGCTAATTTGATGGTTTGACCAGCTTTATAATCGTCAGCAAGAGTGATAGTACCTTTATAGTCAGGTGACTTATCAGACGTCTTTTTATCGTTTTGAAACAGTACACCTTTGCCGAGTGATACGATGTGTGAATTGCTCATTTTATTTCCTTTGGTTGTAATTTACGGGCTAATTGAATATTTTGTTCCATATTTAAACGCACCAATATCAAATGATTAGATGTTTTGAGTGCGTTTATTTTTTCCACTTTTTCTTTCGTTTGAATCTTATTTGAATCACGAATTTTGTTGTGCAAAGCAGCATAAGAATCCATCCATTCATCAACATTTTGATGTTTTGAATAAATGCTTGCATCAGGCAACATCACCGCCATAAACGTTTCTGGTTCTTTTGGTGGTTCAGA